TTATGGGTTGTCTTTTTTGACGTTCTTTTTATCGTAAAGCTTTTTTGCTAGGGAAAAGATAATAGTTATTGCAAGGAAAATTAAGAGAAAGTTTATCATTAGATTGGGCCATTGGATAGTTATACCCTCGTTTCCCGAGAAAAACATCTCCGTAAATGCACCTTTCTTATCTGTCGTACTAATTACAGTTAGCCATCTAAAAGGTGCTCCATATATGTATTCATAAAAACTCACTTTACTTCCATCAGCTATCGCAAATGTTGGGGGTATGATAAATAACGTGGTGATTAGGAGGATAGAGGTTGCAAATAATCGGTTAGTTAGCCATTGTAGTTTTTTCATGTTAGCTCCTTTTGGGTGAAGGTTGGTTTTCCAATTTGGGATTTTATAAAAACATTGCTAAAACATTTAGGCCCTTTTTAAATATGGGTTGCAAGGGTTCTGAACGAGACAGTAAAATGTATTTTTTATTTTACAATTTCCATTTTTTCAGGAATTCCATTTTTTTCACAAACTTTATATTTTCTTCCGCTAAAATCTGTAGCGTAAAGTATTCCTTCTTTTACATTAATCAAAGTATAAACATCATTATCTCCAACGGGTCTCTCTCCTATTTGCCATTTCCGTTCACCCGTATAAGAAAAAGCATAAATATTATGAAAATCATCAAACGTATATTCTTGGTTGGCTGGTATATCTAATAAAACATATACATGATTTTTATCTTCTCTCAAAGTTTGTATTGGATACTCAAATGTGTATTCTTGGTTTTCAAAAATTAATTTATTATTCATATGAGTTATCTTCGTCATAAGCTTTTTCCTCATCTTTGTGTTTGATTCTTTCTTTAGCAAATCTATCAGCTTAACTACCTCAACATCATATCCTCTAAAAAGGTCTTATATTCTCTTGTGGACAGTTCACTTGATATATTTCTCTCATGAGAAAGTACCTTTAGCCAATTTTCACTCATCTTCATTTAAAAATTATTCAAATTAAGTTATCGCTTTAAATGGTGCGTGCCCTGTTTCAGCATTTCTTAATAATGTCGGCTTTCTAAAGCGCAAACTTATTTCCAACTTAAAAATAGTTATTCCTCCGTAATTTGTTTACTTAATCACATGAGTTTTCATTTATTAACTCTTCAATATCCTTGATTTCACCCGTATTATCATTTAAATCCAGTAATTACGAGACTTTTAGTCCACCTCGCTACCTTTAATAGTAAATCCAATATCCTAATAAACTTCAACAAACAAAAATTTATTAGAGTAAAAGGAGAGTTTATTTCACTATTCTCACTTGGTTGAGTTCACCATTTTCTTGATTAACTTCAAACCTCCGCCCCATGAAATCTGTTACAAATAAATCGTTCTCTTCGATATCCATACCTACCAATGGTGCGCATATATAAACATTATTTCCTTTTGGCGCAACATTTTTTATTTGCCATTGAATTTCACCCAATTTATTAATTGCATATACATTACTTAAAGTGTTTTCATTTAATTCTTGACCAGGAACAACCAATAATCTCACAAATAAACAGTTATCATTCTCTTTTAATTCTACAATTTTATTCTTAAATTCAATGCTTTTTCCAAAAGCAGTTAATTTATTATCAATGTATTCTGCGTTAATTGTCACTTTAATCCGCCCCATTCTGAGATTTTTCCGAGTTCTTTAAATTCACCAATGAATTGACCTTTCAAATCAAATTGTATACCCCCACCTTTATTTTCGAAAAGAGGATTTACTTCTCCCATTCTGATATTGCTGCCTTTTGGCAAAGTAACTTCTCCAACAAATTTGGGTATATTAGGTAATGCAAATTTATCTTTAATTTGAGTCGGTGTTAAACCTTTTATATCCTCTGCTTTCATAAGCCATCCACCATGTAGTTTTGAACTTCCCCCATCATATACCCTGACAAATTTAGTTTCTACCAAAAGTTCTAAATCTTGGACAGGTGTTTTAGGTGTATATGGAGGTTGATCATAGTTTTGTTGATGCCAATATTTATTGACACTTTCAGCAGAGTCATACTTCTTTATTTTCACTTTATTATTTAAATCGCCCAACAGGTCATCTAAATAATCATAACCCTTCAGTTTATTTTTCTTACCAAATGTCACACTCCCTCTAATCGCAGCCGTACTCAACCCAAGCCCCAGCACAACATCCGCTAACCCACTCTTATCTATAAACCCTTTCCCAGCTTCAACATATGCCGAGGTAGATAAAATACCGCCAGTTAGTCCATCATACTTGTTACCATTTAGATAATAAACACCATCTCGCCAAGCTTTATTGATTTTCTTATTCAAGTCTTCATTAGTAATAATCGAATAATCTTCTGGATTAAGATATTTTCCGTTTTTTTCTAAATAGACTTTAAGTTCGGCATTCTCCACTCCTAAGCCGTCTCGCTCTAATAACCACATCACCTGTTCTTTTCCATTACTATCTAAATATACCACTGCAAGCACTGTGTAGTCTTGTAGTTCTTTTATAATATCTTCTTTTATTCCTCGTGCTTTATTTAAAGCTTGTTGCATGTGGCTCACTGTAGCGTGATTCAGCTTACTTAGATCGTAAGTGCCTGTCTGGCTGTTGAACTGGATATTCGACTGGAGTTCGCGGATGGTCTGCTGAACTGCTTGAACTAAGTCAATCAAATGGTCAAAAAAGCTAGCGTGGCTTTGTTCAAATGACAAATATTTCTCGAGAATGTTTTCCTGTTTATACGCAATAGCTAACTGAGAACGATAATTCTGCATTTGCCCTTCTGTTCCACTGTTCATTCGCTGTGCTAAAGCTTCTTTTTTGCTTTCTATTCGGTCAATCATTTTACCCAGTTCATATAAACCGTCCGCATCGATTTTGGCATCTGGTGAACTATCAACTTCGGCATGAAAATCTTGGATGTACTGCCCCAATCTTTCTTCACTTTCGTCCATAGCTTCGATTATTGCATCACAGAGAGGGAAATAAGTCATTTGATAATAATTTTTCGATGCATCAACTGCTTTTCCTTTTAAACTATTATCTCCCACATACTTTGTCACGGCCGCTTTGATAGATTGGATAGTTTTCCTTCCTGGTTCATTGGCTGCACGTAGCTGGTATAAAAAAGCTTGTATTTCTCCGATGTCAATTCTACTCACTGAAACAACTCCTTTTGTATATCATGTAGTAAATTATTAGATACTTTGAAATTCCACTTATTTTCTATGTAATCGATAAATAATCAAAAAGAAATCAGCTTATTATTGAAATTATTAACATTTTGCCCGTAAAAACGACAAAACACCAACGACTTTAACAGTCACTGGCGTTTGTTTTTTATGGGTTGTGAGGGTTTCGAACCCCCGACCCGCTGATTAAGAGTTGGTTTTGTGTTGAGCAGTTACACGCATTCACAAGAAGAAATCGGCTTTGTTACGCGGTTTATGCCTTTTGAAAAGCTGTTACAAGAAGCTATAAGTATTTATATGTTGTTTTGCTCTGCCCCATTTATGCCCCGCAAGTATTCTTTATAAACATTTTCTATATTAATTGTATCCTTTTGTATTCTTTTGTTTAGTATAGCAATTTCTTTGTCTGTCCGCAAACTAGCAAATAGTTTTTTTACAGCACGATCTTTCCCCTCGATGTAGCAAATATATTTAAAATCATTAAAGCTATATATTCTCACGTCATAACCTCACAGAAAACAATATCTTCTACATTAATGTCAATTATTCGTTCGTCAAAGCGCTGTAATTGAACTATATTTCTTTCATGGTCCAAATAAACAGGAACTACATACTTGTATCGCACATGATGATTATTCTTTAAAAACAGTACTTCTATTGACCAGTTCCGCTTAAGTGCATCTGCTAATACTATTGAATGTTCTAAAATATCATCAAATAAGTTATACATTTACTTCACCTCTTGCTAACATTATACGAACAAACGTTCTTAAAATCAAGTCTTAAAAAGTGTTGTGTTGCATAAAATTATATGTAATAATATTCACATGAACGATTTTTCGTTCATTATTTCATTCAACTATTAGCTGTTTGACATCCCGTTTTTTACATCTGAACATAACAGCAACCTCAAATTTTTTCGGGGTATTTTTTTGCATAAAAAAGCCCTAACGTTGAGGTTAGGGTCATAAATGCTCTATTTTCTTTACCATAATTCTCAAATTATTTGGTGACTCGTAATCTTCTAAAAGTCTAAACCCGTTTTCTTCATAAAATTTAATTATTTTTATGTTATTTTCACACTCTATATATACTATTCTTCCACCTACAATGGCATTTGCTTCTTTAATTTTTTCATATGCTAATCCTAATATATCGTTGCCTGATGCAGCTTTTGCCTTTTTACTTATTGAATTGTAATTCTTACCTAATTGACCAATTAAGTAGCTTTTAATTTCATAATTCTGCATATCGGTTTTATGTCCGACACCCATTAACTTTTTTTGCATACCACCAGATATAGTAGAAAAATTTCTTTTAGAAATTATCAATGGTTTATTGGAAATGGAAAAATATCCTGCAATGAAAGGAGCTTTTTTATAGGTAGACATTACAATATATGTCCGAGCTATGTCAAACCGTTCAAAAACAATTGCTTTACTATGTATAAATTCCTCTACATCACTTGCACCATGAGATAATGATTTGCACTCAAAAGAAGAGAGGAGAAGTGTTATTTCCTCCTCTGTAGAATCTGATTTCAATAAATCTGAAAGGGATATAATGTTTAGTGTCATATTTTACATGCTCACCTACTTCATTAAAAATGAAGACATTATATTATTAATAGTCTCTTTGTTTTTGATATTCTTTGAACCCTTAGTAGATTTTAAATCCACTTTTCGAGATGACTCAATTGCTCTTGCTAATTTTTCACCAGCTTTAGCAGAAAACTTAAAATCAGTTTGAAAACTTTTAGTAGCCATAGTAACCCCTCCAAGTTTTAAGTCCTTATATACTATATTATACACAATAAGCGTATTTGTAAACCTTTTTTTAAAATCCGAATCACCTTAAACAGCTTTTAAATGCTTTTAAACGCGCTTAACAGCTATAAACAGCTACAAAATGATGTTATCTTCATTTTAGCTTATTTATTAGCTTGCAAAGTATCACAAAAGTATCTTTTTATAAAACAAAAAGACCCCCTAGCGCACTGCTAAGAGGTCTTTAAAATTATTTCAAGAAGTAGTTTGCTGTGTAATACCAGCCGTCAGATGGATACCAAAGCTCTAAGTATCCTTTCCCGTTGTTGTACCATGCTAATTTCGTATTAGGTGCATACCATTTAATTTTGCCCGAACTCAACTTCGTATTATTCCAAACCGGAATGCGTAAATCTTTCGCGCTTTTAATTCGAACTTTAATGCGCCCTTTTGCGTCTTTTTTAGTTACAACATCGCAAAAACTCTTATACATGTAGTATAGTTTGTCATCAATATAAGTCTTGTACCAATACTGATTGTGCTCATATACTAAGAACTCAGTTCCCGATTTATACATGCGGAATGGCGACGATTTAAAGTCCATTTTTGTGAGCAATGGCGCGCTGTCAACGACTTTTCCATCATGTCTGTTTTTATTTTGTGATGCACCTTTCAATTTTGCATTGACTGCGTTTCCGAAACGTGTTAATTCGGAAGGTTTCGCAACCCAAGGCGCAGGACAATTTTTTCCGGTTACATCGTAATGACGGATAATGTCACTAGGCGTTAAATCGTATGTTTTGCATAGCTCTGCAGCTACATCAACAGAACGATTAAACGTTGCCGCAGTGATATTCCCGTTTTTATCTAAGCACATTTCAATACCAATGCTTGTTAAGTTTGCATTTCCGCCAGAGTAGTAGCTCGTTGTTGCTTTAAGCGCTTGTACTCTACAAGCTTTCTCGTTCGCATGATACGCAACTTCATTTAAAGGGATAATACAAATAGCTTCTTTATCATCAATAAAAATATGCGCAGAAGCGTAACGCTCTTTTAAATCTCTAAAATATCGTCTGTGATTATCTGCGCTTGCCCCAGGATTTGCAGTATAGTGCATAACAATCTTACTTACTCTAAGCAACTTATATCCTGGGCGTGAAAATTGATTTTTATTGATATAATTATATTGTAGTACTGACATTATTTATCATCCTTTCTTGGTTCTGAATAATTCATTACTTTTAAACTATCGGAGAATTTACTAGTTGTTGGGTCCATCAAAATACCGACAACGGCTACAATTGTGGTAATAATTGCCATTGGGCTATTTAGGAACCTTACAAACGAAAGCCACAAGACGGACCAGTTATCTAAATCAGATATAGTAAAACCTCCTGCTGTCCACGCGACGCCTAGAACTGTAATAAGAGTTGCCACAACAGTTCGCCAGTTTTTCATTCGTACTTTCCAGTTAATTTTCATTGTTTTTTCTCACCTCCTTATTATTTCCAAAGCATAGGCGCTAAAGTAATAATCGTTGTGATTACTGCCCCTATCAATCCGATAATTGCTACTGTCACGCCTACATCACTCGTTTTTGCTTTTTCATCATTTTCCGATTTCGCTTTAATTTCGGTTAGTTCGATATCGTGGTCATGTAGATGAATAGTAGTATCACTTGCAAAGCGGTCCAAAGTTTCCGCTGTTCTTTCTGTATTTGTTGCAATTTGATCTAGTGAGATTGAAAGCGGTACAACAATATCTTTTAAATCATTCAAATCGTCACCTAATCCATCCACTTTATTCTCTATCTTTTCGATGTCTTTGGAGACTTCTGTTTTCAACTTACTTTCATGCTCTAATAATTCTAATCTTGTTACGTAACCTAATTGTTTTTCAGCTTCCACAGTTCGAAACCTCCCACTCCCGCGATGAATAAATTAAAACACGCACTCAAACCATAGCGAACTGGGAGCAACCACTGCGACTGACCTTCCGCGCTAGCAGATGCATAAAGAAATAATATAAATACACCTATGATTCCCCCAATTAGCATATTTATATATTTTGCTTTACTTGTTTGGAATATCGATATTAAAATCAAAACAGAACTTACTATGAAAAATAAGCCCCATGTATCCATGTTCATTAAACCATCCATCAGCTTATAAGTATCACTTCCTTCAGCAACCGCATCTCCTTTTAGTATTAAAAATGCGCCTGTTGCAAAACTAAACAGCGACACTTGCAATGAAAAAAGGATGCTAAAAACATCCTTATATGACTTTTCCAGCAATTGTTTTTTGAGATTTTCCCACCATTTTCTCATCCACTCCACTTCCTATTTTTTGACATAAAAATAAGCCTATTCGGCTTTTGCTTCTTTCATAGCAATTATTTCATCTGCTTGTGATCTCGTTATCTTTTTTAAAGTAACGAATTTATTAACATCTGCTTCAGTATAGTAGCCGCCTAAAAAATAATCTTTTACTTTTTCATACCAGTTAATCATTTACAAAACACCTGCCTCCGCCAAAGATAATAGTAAGTTTGCATTATCTTGTTGCGTTTGTTCCGTCTTCTGTTCGACTTCTGCTACATAAAGCATTAAGTCCGCATAATCTTGTGTTAATTTTTCAAGCTCGGTCAATTCTGGCGGTTCAGGAATGCTTGCTTCTTCACCAGGACTCCATTTTTGCTTTTTCGTATTAAAAACCGGATTAATTGCTGGTACTGGTGGTTCAATTAGTGTATAGCCATCCGGAATCTTCTCCCCTTTTTTTAAAATAATTAAGTCGTCACGCTCAAATACGCCGTTGTCATCATATTTAAAAACTTTTATTAACTCGCTCATGTTGTCACCTCTTTAGTTAAATAAATTATGCCATCAAGTCCGGTGTTCACGTCTACCGAACCAACTCCAACGATATTTATATCAGCGCTCACACTTAGATATATATTCGCTTGATTACTTGCTGCCGTACTCTGCTGTGCAGCGGAATAAAGTTTATTCCAGCTCGCATCAGGAGCCAAAAAAGTTGGTAACGTTGCGCATATGCCAGTTCCACTTCCAGTCCCTTTGCCTACAATTCCGCTAACAATGACTAGAAACCGATTGCCAAACTTAATGTATCGAGCTATTAAAAGCTGACTTGCAACAAATCCGTTCTTCGGCGTCAAAGTAACACTTTGTACAGAGCTAGATAGTTCAAAAAAAGCTTTTGCATCAGCAAGCGCTTTATCTGCTTTAGCCTGTGCGCTAGCCGTTGTTTCTTTGGCATTCCAGTTCGTTTTATCCGCTGACGTAACGTGAACATCCGTGTTATTCAAATGGGCATTTAAGTCTGCTTTTTGCGCGAATTGCTCGGGCTGCATAGCATCAAATTGTGTTTTTAAAGCATCCGCTTTTTTATCTACGCCATCTAATTTAGTGTTTAATCTTTCGAACGATTCATCGAATATCTTTTCGTAATCATCCCAGCGCTCTACGTAAAATTCTGCCACCGGGAAAAAGTCGCTATCTATTAATGCTTTTTTTATCTCGAATTCAAACTTATATACGCGCATCGCTTGAGTGTTTTTGTATTTTATATATAATTCAGCAATAGCAGTGCCAGCATGAGATATTTGGGAGTCTGTAAGTGCGTATTCTGCAATTCCTCGCACTCCATCGATGATTGTTGGTTTCACAAGATACTTGCTCTCTGACTCTGTTCCTTTCGCTAAAATCATAGCAAGCTCTAATTCAGCAGCAGACGATAATCCTAAATCTTGATTATCTTTATCTATATTAAAAATAAGTCTAGCTGTCCCGCCTGTATCTTGCGTATAAAAAACAGCTTTTTGAAGTGGTTTATCTTCTTGCGTTGTGACGTTAAAATCATATACACCATTTTTATGAATAACATTTTCAGTCATGTTCTAACAACTCCCCCACCGCTCAGTTTCGTAGGCGTGTCAGCTTCCCAGGTACCGCTATTGAGATTGAAAATATCGGCACTTTGAGGATACAAACCGATTGCGCTTTTTGCTCCATGTGTGGTGTTTTGCACTTCAACTCTTGCAGTGTTATAACCGCGAACATCGACGTTTTGCGAAGCGAAGTAACAACCGTTAACGTCAGCAGAACAAGCATCTATGAATACGGCTGTAAACGGGTCTATCGCTTTAGTATTGAAAGCCATTCTGCATTTTGTAATCCTTACAAATCCGCAGCGTATAGCCTTGATAAAATAGTTTTTCGTTGTTCCTGCAGTATTTGTTTGTTCTATTCCAGCAATATAAATATATCCAGATGTATCAGATACTGAAATACTTCTGATTTGACAAGTAGTAGGACCAGCCGCAGGATCAACTGTTTCATAATTAGAAGATAGAATATATAATGTTACACCTGATAATGGCGGTATAATCACATCTTCATCATAGCGTCCAGGATTAATCCACAAGCGTAATGTATTACTATTAAATACACGTGGGAAATTCATGGTAGCTTTGTTAATTGTTTTAAATGGCTTATTTTTTTCTCCAGTCCCTGCAGTATCATCCCCTGAAACGGAATCCACATAGACCTCAATTGAACCAGCATCCAGACCATACAGACGATTTAGCATATATAATACTTGCTCATTTGTTAGTTCAATACTCGTTATTCTCGTCATCATGTTCTTTAAACTATCTGCAAGAGAATCTAAGTCACTATCTAATCTATCTTTCGCTAATTCAAATATTTTATTCTGTAACTTAGAAACCCTTAAATCAACAACTTCATTGCTAGAATTACCACCGGATGCAATAACCAAATTTGTAATTCTTTTTCGCAGATGTTCTATTTCATAATCAGATAAATTTAATCCATTCTCGATTATTTCCCAGTTATCATTTATCTTTTTCATAAATTCATATCCTTGCAATAAATCGTCTAATCTATTTAAATCTCTCATTTTTTAACCCCCTTCTTTACTTCTTTTAAATGTGCCAATGTTTTCGATAATGTCCCTTTCACACTATTTATTGATACAACTGGTGTTTTAGTTGATTGAGGATAAAGCGTTATCTTTTGAATTCTACTATAGACATCAATATTTTTTCCGCGAACATATCCTGCATTTCCTAGCCCGACACGCTCCACTTTTTTCTTATGAATATTCCCTTTAGTAAATTGCACATAGTCAAGAGTAATAGAAATATCCGGAACATCTTGCAATGTTTCTTTTAATCTTGCTTTTAAATTTGCTGTAGTAGTAGAATCATCACTATACTTAGCAGCGTCAATAATGCCATAAATATCAGCGTTCGGACTCGTATACGTAGTTGTAACAATAGGATTACCATTATCTCCCGATTTACCATCTCCAGATATTCTAGTTGCTAGGTTTGTACTGTCATTTGTAAATGAAAGTTTATTTATATTAAACCCATCTACAAATATAAATGCATTCTCAATACCTATTTTTTTCCGAATAACAATATGATAATTTGTCACTTCGAATTCTGCTTTAAAATTCACTAAAATATTATTTAAAAGAACATTCAAAGCAAAATCATTTCCAAGGCTTTCAAAATCAAAAGAAGAAAAAGAGTCCAAAATTTCATAGGTGAATTTTGTCCCACTAACAATAAAGTCCATACACGACTTTATTGTTTGGCTTCCCTTAAGTTCAGAAGTGAGTAACTTATTATTTAGATCCTTTACAATGTGAAGACATTGTACATTATAGCCAATCGTGTCTCCTGAACCAATGCATGAAAACATCTCAATTCTATACATTTCTTTGCTTTCCACTTCAGTAATCACACATTTTTCTGTGATCATATCGAATGCTCTTTCGTTATACTTTCTATACACTGTAAAATTTAAATCAGGTACTGTATTTATTTCGAAATTATTTTCTAAAATACTATGATTAGTAAGAGGTTCACTATTACCATATAAATCTGTAACTTCTAACATTTCTCCACCTCTTTACATGTAATAATAAAAACGAAAATCGAACGATATTTCTAAAGGACCCGTACTCCCCATGATTTCAATCTCATTCCATCCGGGAGCTAAACCAATTGTTGATTTTTCAGTGTCGCCATATATACCGGCTCCATTAAGCAAAGAGTAAACTTGATTAATTTCCAATTCATCCGTACGCGTTGTTATTCCTTTGTAAGACCATACTTGGCCAGTAGTTTTATTATTTATCCTTAGCCCCTCTGATGCCCCTTTATAGCGAATTATAAAAGGGTATCTTTCTGGATTAATTGCTATATCTGAAGCGTTATATACCTTAAATTTGTTTGTATCAAAAACATATTCTGCTGTTTCGGACGATGGGATATTTTGTCCTAGGCTCCATTTTCTATTGCTAAATTTAAACCCATCTAAAGTAGAACCTACACTTTCAGAAAGACCTTGCGCGCAAACAAAAGTCCCCGCGATATCACAGATTGGTGCCCCTCCCTTTTGCTGAATGTTTAAAGACTCTACTTTTACTGGCCAACGAACCGTTTCATGCCTTTCATCAATGACATAAATTTCTTCTTTCCCACTTATAAATTTAATGAATTCGTTTCTTTTTAAGATGTATTCAGCGTAATTACTACATACTAAGATTAGTTGAAAAGTTATATCTCGCTTTGCTAAAACACTACCCATGTCAATCTCACCGTCAAATGTTTCCATGGAAACTCTTTCCGTTGTGAAGTTGGGACCAGGAACATTAAATTCTTTCACATCAACTTTATTTTCTCTAGTGATATACTTTGTTCCATCTTGTCTCTCAAATATTAGTCCATACATCTATTAACCACCTGCCTTCACTCTCGATATAATTGTTTTAGCGTTTAATAGCGTATCAATATCATTTATTAACCACGATGCGACTGGCGTACTGCTATCATCCGGTAATACTAAATTCACTTGAATAGGTTGTGCATTTGCTACAATGTTTTTTTGATTGCTCACTAATTTATTGCTATCTGACTGATATGCATTTATTGCTTGTGTGTTTGGTGTCACTGGAACATCGATGCGCGGAATCGAATTAGTAAGATTTTTACTCATTCTAGCTGCTTCTATGCTAATGATATTAGCATTCTTCCGCATGCCTACGCCTACTCCCGCAATAACTTGAAAACCTACTTCGTTTTCCATTTTTCTTGAAGGCGAATGAATATCTAGTTCTTTTTTTATTGTATTCTCAATTGTTTTAGCTATATTGGATGATTCTTTTTGTAAAGGACCATTCATGTTTTTAAAACCAGTTATAATCCCTGCAACAGTTTGAGTACCAAGAATTGAACCAGCGGTTTTAAATTGTTTTGCGTCTCCTAACTCTTTTAACCATGTATTTTTTGCACTTGCAATGTCTGTAGTCGCTTTTTTATTAGCTGCTAAAATAGCTTTATCCATAGTAGCCTTTTCAGATTTAGATCCATCTAATCCAATAGCATTTGCGTTTTTATGTTTTTTAGACCATTCAGCTTGATATGCTTGGAGTTCTTTATCAGACATATTTGCGATTGCGCTAATTTGTCCAGTAGCACTTAAACCTTGTTCTCTAAGTTCATTAACCAAGCCATCATTAACTTTACGTTTTTTGAGTTTATTTATTAAAGCGATAAATTCATCTTGTTGCTGTGTCTGGGTCTTCAAATTTGCTAATAAATCACTACCGGCATATTTATCTGTTTTGGCCCTATCAAATAAACTTATTTGGCTATAAGCGCTTTCTTGATTAGCTTTTAAAGCATCGTTGTATGTCTTCTTAGCTTCGCTTATGCTTGCTTTTGCTTCATCGTTAGCTTTTTTCACGTTATCATAGTACTTTTGCGTAGATGATTTAACTGCTTGATTAAGCTTAGTTTTTTGCGTACTAATTTCTTTATTTGCAGCAGCTATATTAGTCCTTATTTTACGTGTCTGCGCCTCATTTAAGGTATATTGCTTATTAATCTGCTTAAGCTTATTAATATATCCTTGTGCATTAATTGCCCCCGTTTTATAATCCGTCTGTACATTAGCAATCTTATTATTTACATTTTTGGCATACGCAGTTTGTTTAGATGTGCCTTTTGCATAACGCGGTACGTTTTTCAAAGCTTTAGCTGTTTTATCCCCTCGCAATACCTCAGTACCTCGTGGTAGATTGAGAAGAACATTGCGTCCCTTTGGAATAAAACTATTACCGTCTGGCGTAGTAATCATTTCTTCGTAATTGCTTCCTTTTGCATCATTTACCAGAGCTGGTCCGCCACTATGGTTATTTGTTCCAGTTGCTAAACCTTGGACACCTGATGGTGCCTTGCCGTTCGTTTTATACGCAATTTCTAAAACTTTTTGTTGTCTTTGAGGTATTTTTCCCCAATCCGCAATCATGTTATTAAGTAAATCTCTAACAGTATCAGCATTAGTAAGCGCAGTAAATGTTTTTTTGCTTACTTTTGTACCATTGTATGAATAAATATTATTTTTGCCTTCTTGAACCTTACTCAATAAATCCCTATTGTTCGCATAAAGATTTTTAAGGTTTATTTTTTGACCGTTATACTCAACAATTACATTTTTACCTTGCTCGATTTTTGTTTTAACATCTGTATTTGTTGCAAGCAATGATTTTAAATCTACTTTTGTACCATTATAATCAACAATCATCCCTTTAGATGAGTTTAGTTTTTTTAACACATCAGAATTATCAACTACTAAAGTTTTCATAGATGGAGGTAATTTGTCCCAAACTCCCATGTCTTGTAGGGCTTTTTGTAGCGCAAGGCTAGTATCTGCATTCGCAATCATACTTTTTTGTTCAGGCTTCAATTTATCCCAAACACCTAAATCTGACAACGCGTTAGCTACATGTATAGAGTCCTCATAACTTACAATTAATTTCTTTTCGTTGAAAGTCATCTTATCCCAACGACCACTTTCAATACTTGCAGTTGCAATAGTTTTCTTTGCATCTGTGGTTAATTTTGCTTCTTTCATGATGAATTTCAGATTATTCCAACCTTCATTAGACTTGGCGGCATCCAGCACAACTTGATTTAAATTTGTTTTTACTTCCCCAGTTTTAGGATCTAAAACTAAGTCGCTCCAAGCTAAATCTGCTTTGCTTGCTCCATCACCAATTAACTTACTAGCATCACTAACCCCGCCTGCAGCTTCTTGTACATTACGAGTGAATTCGTCATAACTTAAACCCATTTCATCTAACGCGTGTTTTATATTTTTTTGAGCTACATCGCTACTTACACCTAATTTATCATATAGTTGTTCTTGTGTTTTAATCCACGCAGTAACACTTGAACGAACTGTACTATCACGTTCCCTATCCATTTGATTTATAGAATCGTTATAGGATTTTTTATCAATCAGCCCGTCATCGTATGCTTTTTTGAGCTCTTTCTTTTGTTTACTTGTTGAGTCGATTGTTTTTTTAGTTATTTTGTTTAAGTAGTCCGATTGTTCAACAAGCGCATCCTGATTAAGAGACTCAACTTCACCATTCATCGCTTTAATAATTTGCTTTTTCTTGCTTTCATTTAATCCCAAGCTCTCTACTTGCTCAATTTGCATTGCTTTATAAATATTATTAACTGTTTTAGATTCCTCAGAAGTTAAGTTTCTGTGTTTTTCGGCAGCCGATTTATAGATATCTTCAATTTCTTTATATTGAGCATTAACATTCGCTTTACGTTCATTAGCTCTTTTCTCAGAGTCTTTCATTGAATTGTCTAAGATAGCTTGAACTGCAGGAGAAAATTCTTCATATGACTTTTTAAAACCATTTAACGCATCATCTGTATTTTTCTTTATTTCATCTGCCATGTTTTTAAATGCTGTTACTACACGCTTGCTGTCATCTGTCGCACCTGTTGCAAAGGTATCTAGTGCAAGCTTACCCTCTGATGCAAATTCATTGAATTTACCCATCGACTTATCTGCCTCGGCACCAATATCATAACCCCATGTTTTTATACGTTCTTCGCTTTCTTCGATTTTGCTTATATGTTTATCCAGTGCATAAATTCCTACACCAATCAAAGCCGCGCCTGCTAAACCAATGACAGCTGGCAACGCTCCAAACGATCCCGCTAATCCTGCCGCTGCCAAACTAGTTCCTTCTACCGCTGTTGTAGTAGCCCCAAACCCAGCTGCCAAAGAAGCTAATTTACTCCCTAAACCTAAAATCTTACCTAAGCCCGCGAATCCTTTTATTAATCCGCCAGTCATTGATACTAGTTTTCCGCCAATCATCAGCACAGGACCAGTGGCTGCTAAAATCCCAGCCCATTTTATGATACTTTGTTGTTGTGCGCCGGAAAGGTCATTAAATTTATCAATCATTTTATTAGCCCACTCGATGATAGGAGTGAGGGCGGGCATTAATTTTTGTCCTACATTCTGTTCTAACACCTCAAGCGAAGCTTTGAATTGATCCACACCAAATTTACCAGCTTTTCGCATATTATCAGCAACTTGTTTAGTATATCCATTTGCTTCATCAGCGCCCTTAGAATATTTACGTAGAGAATCGCCTCCCGCTTCTAAAAGTGTATTAACAGCTGATAAAGGTTCACGTCCGAAAATCATCGTCAAGAAAGAGTTTTTCTGTGTTTTTGTCATTTTCTTTGTTTTATCATTAATGTCATCCAAGAGCGTTGGTAAAGTTTTCATATTGCCGTTGTTATCTTCAATTGTTAATCCAACTGCAGACATTGCTTCTGCAGCTGATTTTGAAGGTTTAAGCAAACTTGTAAGCATCCCCCGTAAGCCGGTACCCGCCTTTTGCCCTTCAATACCGCGGTTAGAAAGCAAACCAACAGCTGCTGCTGTATCTGTAAGTGAATATCCTAGTGAATGCGAAATAGGACCGACATAGTTCATTGCTGTTCCCATATCAGAGAATCCAGCCGCTGTTTTATCAGCTACATATGTTAGCACGTCAGCAACTTTGTTTGTGTATTCCATCTGCTTATTTGTGTCTTTAGAAATCATTCCAAATTGTTCTAATGTTGATGTTGTAACAGACATTACTGTTTCGAAATCATCGCCAGATGCACGAGCAGCGTTAAAAATCGCAGGCATAGACGCCATTGTTTGATTAATATCGTAGCCTTTTTTAACCATTTCTTTCATACCGAGCATAGTTTGCTCAGAAGCTACCCCATACTTGACACTAGCTTTCTGTGCATAATCAAAAACTTGTGTATAACGATCGCCAAACTCTTTCGCTGATTCATCAGATTCACGCAATAAAGAGTTAACTTCTGTCACTTCATTATCAAAATCAAGATACGCTTTTGTTGATTTAACCATGCCAGCAACGATAGGAGCCGTAAATCCAACGGTCATTGCGGTTCCAACTTTAGTTAACTTTTGCCCTGATTTTTCAAGCATATTTCCGAATTGTTCAACTTTGACGATAGATGAATCAAGACCTTTAACATTAATGTTTTTCTTATTGATTTTGTCGATATTGTCAGATGCTTTTTGCCCTTTCTTCGCAAAATTATCCATATCCTTATCGATTTTGTTCATCTGGTTTTTATAGCCATTTTCGCGTATTTTTATATCGTAATAAATTTCTCCCGCTTTACTCATGTTTTCACCCCTCTTTCAGCTTGCTGTTAGCTCTCAAAGCCTTTTCTAATCCTTCTTCATTAGAAGCAGCATCCTCAAAATATCCACGCTTTAACATGATTCGATTTTGCTTTATTTTTTCTTTCAGCAAATGTTTTGGCACTTTGCTTCGTTCAGTCATTCGAATTTCAAGAGTTGTCATAAATGGCGTTTCCCCACCTAAATTCATTAGATATGTCCGGAATTCTGAAAAAGTCATATTTGACAATTCTTTGCGCAATCTGATACCGTAATACGACAAAAAAGAAGACTCGATTAAATCAAAGTCTTCAACTATTCCGTAATACTGTTTTCCTGTGGCTTCCCCTCGTCACTTTCCTCGCTCATATCGCTTTCAAATAATTTAGCTATAATGTATTCAATAAGCCCCTCGTAGACTTTAGTTGGCAATGTTTTAGAATTGATTTCTTCTCTGTCTTCTTTGCTGAAAAAAATAGCAAAAATATCATCGTTCGTTGCTACAATTCCATCTGTGATAGTCATTAACAATTCATGCATGTTTTCATTATTTGGTATTGTATGTTCGTCATCACTTTCATCAGCTTTTAGTTTAGGCGCAAGAACTTGTCCTAAAATTTTGGGGGCTTCATCCAAAAGCGCACTGTACTTAATGTGTGCTTGTGCCGAAATGTCCGCATAATACTTTTTCCCGTTAATTTCCAAAGGAAGTTTTACTTCATTCTCGTTAAAATTAAATGATTTCATTTTTGTCCTCCAAATTAGTAAAAGCCCTCACTCAGAGGGCTTCGTATTTTTAAGCATCCGTTACAGTTACTGAAACATCTTTGAAAATAGAAGGCTTGCTAACTGTCTTAACTTTAACTGTGATAGCACTCGTTGTTTTTGCAACTCCTGTTAAAGTTCCATCACTAGCTACTGTTGCTTTTGCTTCATCAGATGAAGTGAATGTTACATCTTGTGGAGCTCCTGATGGCAGTACTCCTGCTGTAATTTTAATAGTTTCTCCAACTTTTACAGTTTTAGAGGCGCTATCTACCGTTACGCTTGTTGGCTCAATGGTAGGCGCCGGCGTAAAAACCGGCGTACCATTTGAATTCTGTGTGGCAGAAAATGAACCAATATCGTTCGCACCACCACCACCGAAATCATTAATCCCGATTGGTCCAGTGATTTCATACTTAGAGCCTGCTGGGAATTTAACCACAATTGTTTTTTCAGCTTCAGCTCCAACTTTATCCCACGTTTCACGTAATTCATTTTGTCCTGGATCTGATTCATTGTATTTCCCATCCAAACCTAACTCCATAGCAGCACCTGTTTTTACCGCACGTTCAAATACCTCACCAATTGTTGTATATTGTTCCACATTTGAGTTCAGTGAAATGTCTAAAGTTTCTAAGTCCTTAATCGCAACACCATCTCCACTTTCCCCTGAATCTTTAACCGAAATTTCTAATTGTTTTACTGCATAAGTTGCCATTAACTTACATCTCCTTTTCAAATAATATTGTTAGTTGATAAATCAAACGGCCATCATCGTCATAATCAACTTGTCCGCCGCTTGCTACATCTGTTGCTACTACCTTCTGATTTTGGATATTCAGCTCAGAAGGGTTTGTTAAAAGAAAGTAGTTACGTAATAAATCGTATGTTCGTTTGCATTGAATTGTGTTTTTGTCATAAATTAAAAAGCCGATGCTCTCACGAACACGACTTTGCGTTTGTACTTGCTTGTTTTGAAATGTCGGTGCTTCATTAATTACTACCATTGAATCAAGCCCTGTTTGTTTAATGAATCCAAGTGTTTTAATATCTGGGAATGTTTTTTTGAAATGCACTACTAAATCCTCAATCATAAGCGCATCCCACCTTCTACAATTTGGTTAATACTCTGAATTCCATAACTTACAGCCATTTCGTACCAACGTGGATTCCGACGATTTTCATAATATTGTCTGCGGGCATAAGGAGTTAAACTAAACACTCTAGCTACAATTGAATTTTTTTGGATGATAATTTTAAAAGCCGAACTTCGTCGCAAGTCTCCATACAAAATCGGAGTAACAGGCTGTGCTAATTCAACCAATTCTCCCCCAGCCTTTGCAGCCGTTGACAAAGCTTTATTATGAATATCATCTATAACTTTATCTTTAAAGCTACTAAAGCTCATGCTCGGTCACCTCTCCTACGACAATTTCAAAATGATGTATACTACCGTCGGGATTCGGCGGGAAAGATACGCTCTGGACCTCACCTTTGATTGAACAATAGCCAGGAATAACAAAAGATACATTGTCCCCTTCGTTTACAACAAAATCTAATTTGTTACAAAATAAGTTAATAATATATCTTATGTTTAACCCTTCCTCTGTTTTATTTACGAGCTTTTCAAACTCATAGCGAAACATTGATTTATTAATTGCATCTGGTAAAAGATTTCCAAAGTCATCGCGCCCGCTATTACTAGTTATAGTAACTTCTGTGTTTAGGACAGCTTCTGGAATAGGTGGTAATTGAAAGCTCATTAACAGCCACCTACTCCCGCATAAAGCCATCCACTAGATAAAAGCAAATCCATCACTTTGTCTGGAACGTCAGGTATAAAGTTGTTCGAGTTTTGTGATTGACCACCCATAGTTAATTTACCTAGTGTAAAGTTACCAATGCCAATAAACTCACCATATTTCTTGATGTGTTCACACTGCCATGCAACAGCTTGCTTAATATCATCATCTACATTGTCAAGGTCTACGATATTCGGCATAATTTGCTTGTCAATTGCTACAGAAGCGGCTTTTATTAAATTATCCGCTTCTGTTGGTTCGATACTTAAGTTTGTTAGACTAGCTAACTCACTTGGTGTAATATACGTTTTCATTTACTCACCCTCTTTGTTTTTGGGCTCCTTTTTACTCTTGGATAGTGATTTTTCTGGTTCTTTTTCTGGTTCTTTATACTCGAACTCTTCAAAACCATCAATTTTCAATTGATTGATTAATACAACATCGTCTGTATTGTAAACAACATTTTCTTTTTTTAATTGCATTTCCCTAACCTCCTTAGACTTCTGTAGAAGCGATTACGCCATCTTTTTGTTGGTCCAATACAAAAATGTCGTGGTATACACGATATTGATACAACCAGCCATCACCTTGCCCTACAGAGCCAGGTGCATGCAAATAGATAGAAGCATGTTTTGTGCCGCCGACAACAGAGCCTTTATTTACAAGTAAGAAATTAAGTTTCTTAGCACCTGCAGCTGGTTTGTAACCATCTGTAAAATCAAAAGTATCATAGAAACGATCTTCCGCTTCTACCTCAACAATACGTGTACCATCAATAGCCGTAATACGCGTTTCGATGGATGAAGGACCAATGTTTTGTACATTAATAGCTCTAACAAAATCATCACTAAGTTCTAATGCTGCCATCACATCTGGCGAAACATACATAACAAGATTCTGAGTTCCGTATTTCTTCACTTTTCGAATTGCCGCTTTTAATTTTGTGAACACATTATCTTTAGTGATTTCTTCCGCAACCGAATTACCATTTGTTTTCGCTGCTGTTGCTAACTTAGAAAATCTATAAGCGTCCATTTCTGGCCCAGCATGCCGAGAATTAAACTCTTTAGTAACATTCGCAGCAGAAAGCGCTTGACCTGTTTCGTCCACATCCATAACATCTACAAAGAATTCTACATCACGATCAAAATCAATCGTATAAGATTTATTTGTGTTTGAAGCAGAACCTTCATTATATCCTTTATTTCTTGTATGTGCTTTAAGTCCTGTTGTTGTGATAGTTTGAATCTTAAACGTTTTTGCATCTAACCATAAAAGGTTAGGTGTTTCTAATTCATTTGTGTAAGTGCCAAAGACTAACTTCTGGTCGAGCTCCTTACCGTACTTGTCTACATAGTTAATAGCCATTTTGCTATCTCTCCTTTTCTAATTATGAATTTAATGCTTGAATGAATGGGTCTGTGGCACTTGGCTCACTTGCATTGCCCAGTCCTGCCCCAATCGGTGGAGGCGTGTTACCTTCATCAGATTTTGCAATCCATTCTGGATATTGCTCTGCGAATTTCGCTAAGTTGTCGTCATTTCGCTCTTCATCCCCAAAAAGCTTCGTAAACGCTTCGTAACGTTCTTCTTTTACGCCGCTTTCTTTTAACTTACTGTGCCACTCTGCCGTTTGTTCTTTCTGAACATATTCATCCAGCTTTGATAGTGCCTCGTCTTTCTCTTTTTGAAGTTTTTTCAATGCCTTTTCAGATGAATCATGTTCGCCCACTTGATCGTTAAGCTGATTAATTTGGTCGTTTAACTTCGTGATTTCTTCCTCATGCGCGCTTTTGATGGTTTCAATCTCTCCATTAAATTTCTTTTTTTCAGCCGCTAAGCGATTCTTTACAATTTCATCCAGTTCTGCTTGGGTAAAATTCTTATCGTTCCCACCTTCAGCAAAATGTTGGATGTCAAACTTACGCTGTAAATAATTCTTCATATTTCCTCCTTTTTAAGCTCTGAGTGAGCCATCCCTGTCTATTAGTTGCCGGCAGGTAGGCAAGATTTTTATATCAAGCCAAACAAAAAAAGCGTTCATTTAGACGCTTTTATAATTTCTCTATCCAATTCTCTCTCTAAGAATCGATTGTTATTCAAATGGTCTTGCAAAGCTTCTTCCCATTGCCTTACTTTCCCAGCTGTATATTGTTTAGAGGGACCTTCTGCAAGTATATCTTTTGTTTTCCAATCACGAATGCCGCGCTCATAGTACCGTTGCTTACTTTGAGCCTCGTATTCTTCTTCATCATATGGGATAGGCTCGTCTGTTTCGTCACCTTCGAAATACGAATATAAAAAATGGTGGCAATTCGGATGAAACAAGCCATCGTTTTCCGCTTCTTGTAATGTTTTATATTCATTGCTTTCGTAGTTAACTGATAGCACTTCTCCTTGCCAAGGAGCACAACGCGGACAACTTCTTACGTGAGCTGACACTTGAACTAATTCGTGCTCATATCTTCCAAGAACACGTTTCATGGCATTTAAACCAACATTAAAAAAAGCACCTCTTGAAGCCATTTCCATGTAAGCTCCTGGTCGGTACTTTCTTCCAGACTGATCTATAACATTTCTTATCCCATCACCTAAAACATTAATAAGTGATGTTGCGATAGCATATTTTAAAACTCCATTGCTATCTTTTGTTTCCTTAACCACTTGTTTGTACTTGGAGGGCGCGGTTTTTTGCCAATAATTAGCCATATCTTCCGAAATTTGGATAAGCGCATCACTTTCAGATAAATAGTCGTCATTTTGTATATCAACCTCTTTCTTAGTTTGATATCTGGCTTCCATTTCGTCCTCGTATTCATTCACACAATCAAGATAAACACGATACGTTAGTTTATCTATTTTATCTCTCGTTTCATCTTTGAAAAGACTTATATGTGCTTTCAATTCTCTTTTAAACTTTATCAAACGCGACTGCTGAATAAATTTCCATTTTGTTGGATTCTTAGCGCCATACATAACATGCTTCTTTATCAGCAAAAGCAATTCTATTTCGGCATTATTAAAGTGGTTTCGTAAGATAGATGCTTCTTTTTCGAAATCCACTGGTGCATGGTGATGGCTCATCTAATCACCCGCCTTTCGTTTCCATTCCCCCAATTGCTTCCGGGTCAGGAACCTCTCCGATTGCGTTTTCTAAATAGATGCGTTTTACTTCCGCTTGAATTTCTTCATCTTCCCACTTAGGGTGAATTAGTTTCACCTTTTCTTCTACACTCATAGCTAATGCACTGTTCATATTATTTAATGTGCTAGATAATTCATTCAGATTAACAGACATTGGATCTGGAAACTCAATTATTACCCTGATTTCATCACGCATTATTGCTTTTTCTTTATTGTTTGTTCCGCCAGTTAACAAATATAGGAAGTCCCAAAGCATCTGTTCGTAAACATTTTGAATAAGGCGTTTTTTCTTCTCAATTTTACGCACTGTCGCGTCTTGTAAACTCCAAATTTCGGTCGCCTTAACTTCTCTATTACCTAGATTAAAAGTAGCGGGATTATAACCAGATTTCGAAACAGCTTTCTGAGCAAAATATTCCATCGTTTCGCGATAACTACTGTCCCGGAAGTCTCCTTGCATGAATTGAATCATGTCATTTAACTTCGAGCCAGCATCTAACGTTCCTTTGAACTGCATAAAGTAGTCTTCATCTACATTCATGGACCATTCTTCTTTATCTGTGCTCTTATTAACTTTTTTCCTAAACATTCGTTCGCTAGCCGCTATTTTTGTTTTTGTTTTCTCTCCTTCGCGCATATAAACAGTGAAAAAGTAATCTACGGCAAATAAATAATTGGTACATTGCGATAAGTCAGATTCCCCAAGATTAAGATGTGGGTATCTAGTATTGCTTGGGCTATTATTTATTAAATACGCGCCCATACTCTTTAAACCAATTGATACAGAATGATTCAATTGAATATCATTTGTGTGCAGATAGCTTGCAATCTGTTCTGGTAGTCTCTCCGCACTAATAGGAGTAGTTTTATCGCCATCGATTTTAATAACAGAATATGTTACAAAACCTCCAGATAATTTTTTCCCTTCCTTATCCCATTGTTTTATTTCTCTGCTTTCAACTAAATAATAAATATCTGCTTTATTACTTGTGGGTATTTCCTCAAAGAAATTAAAACGAAATGGCTCATTGTTTTTAAAATCTATCCAAAATTGGCTAGAGCTATGAACGCTAATAGATGGTCGCCCTTTTAAAATGTTAATCTTTACAGCGGATACTCCGCTCCCTCCTGCTAATTCAACAATTTTCACGCTCTTACTATCAAAATTATCAATCCGTAATGCTTCTTTCAGTTCTTTTGTTAAGTTTTCATCCTTACTGCCATTAACCCCTGTTACATCAACACTTAAAGGCTTTCCAGATATATACTCAGCCGCAACAACAACTATCTCATTTCCTGTTCCGGAATTCATTAACTTATCGTGTACTGTTGGCACATATCCTTGAGCCCACAACGAAGTTAAATAGGAGTCTTTGCTCCATTCTTTTTGATTATCTGGAATAAGCGGCAGATATTTTGGTATTAACTCCGGTTCGCTGCCATTAGGTTTTCCATTTAGCCAACCTTTAATAAAGCGTGTCATTACACTCCAAACACCCATTTAATCACTCCTTTCTATATATCTTCATAATTCCTATAAAAGTAGTTTGTAGCGTATCTACTTGTATCCATCGCGTGATTATTCTTGTCAACTGGTTTCCCGCTGTTTTCGTCGCGTACATACATACCAATTTCTTGTAGCCAACTGTAATGGTCATATTGATCGTTAGGTTGTTCAACAAGCAAATAACGCCTTTCGCTTAATAGCGACTGCATCCGCTCAATTCCAACCTCTATACCTTGCGCTTTACCTGTCACATCATGAGCATTGTTGTCTGCTCCTGCTGTATCAACACCAACCTTTTCCAGTTCTTCACGTAGCCAGCGACAGGCAGGGTCAATAAAAACAGGCTCATTTACTGGTACTTCATACTCTTTCATACACCATTGAATAAATTGTTTTATCTCAATGGCATAAGTTGAACCAGCTTTTACTTCTCCTGTATCCCTACCGCTATGATAATAGGATACAACTTGATTCAATTTGTATTTATAATGTCCGTCTGCCTCATGCTCTGTAATTACATAGCACTCACAAACAGTGGCATCTTGTTGTCCTCCATCACCAAAAAAGACCATCTCAATTGGATGTCCTTCTAATTTGGATATTTGGTTTTTCTGCATATCAAATGTTTCGTAAATAATACCTTTTGGCAAAACTCGTTTACCATACCAGTCACGTTGCAAAAGGTAAGAGGAGTGTTTGACTTCGTTATATATTTCTTGTTTCCGTTCTTCTGAAAGAGCTGGATTATCCTTCGCAGTCCAATGCCGCCATTTGTAGCGACCTGACTTTTCATAGTTAGAAAAGATTTCTAACACTGGATGATTCGGTGCAGGTGGATTCAATTCAGCTAAATGAAATCTATTTTTCGCTGCAAAGGTCCGTCGAAAACATTCTTCAATAAAATCTTTGTGAAGCAAATTGACTTCTAAAAACGTAACAGTACCCAATGACATACCAGTAATAGCACCCACGCTATTTACTTTCCCGCCACCTTTATAATAGATTTTCTTTGGACCGTTTGGAGAATGTATAAGCAAATGATCCCCATGCTCGTCGTGTTTCATTTCTGCAAGATTACCGAATATGTGCATCAATCCAAATCCATCGCCATCCATGAATAAGCGAAAGGCTTGTTCTTGGTTAAATGCAGCAACTAAGTGATTTTGATCTTCGGAAATAGAATAGATATAAGCCATTTTAAAGATATCGGCAGTAGTTTTACCGGATCGCGGAGTTCCTTCGTTGACTTCAAGCGTCACACCCCGAAAAGGGAATGTAATAGTTTCCTGTTGTTTGGGCGTAAATACTAGCTCATCAATTTTACTCAAGGTCTCCGTTTCCTCCTTTGGCAACATCTAATAGTTTATTAAGCAATGTAGTATCTTTTTCAACGCCTTTAATAAGAGCTGTGCGGGCCTGTATATTATCTGTTGATGCAATAATTTGATTAAGCTTAGCCTTGCGTTCATCTTGCTCATCAGCAATCGCAATAAATTGCTTAATCAACCCACTTAGTGTAGACATCGCACGACTTTGTGCATTTAAAAAATTCGCCTGTTTATCCCAAGCGAATTGATACTCGTATTTATCAGAACCACTATCCCCGAACCCCACTTGTGTCTGGACTCTCGTTTCATCCTCAGCGTTTTCCACCCACATAATTTTCTGTGCTCGAATAATAGCGGCGTATTGTATTTGTATCTGCCCCCAAATTAAATCAGCTGGTTCTTGTTGATTCATCATACTAATAATATCTATCGTATCATCCGGAAGATATTTAGAGTACAATCCATGTGTACGTGCGTTTTGATTACCTTTAGGAGCAGCACCGCCTTTATTGTTCTTAGCATTCCCGTTCCCTTTCATTGAATAGTAACGCTCCTTTTGATTCGTAACGTTACTATTGTCGTTATCACTCCAGTTATCTTCTGATTTCCATTTCCTAATCTGTGATGGTTTACAATTCAACTTACTGGCAATTTCCACAAGTGGCATTGTCTTATCTGAATCAAGCCACATTTTCTTTGCTATGTCTCTATTTGGATTTCTTGCTCTAGCCACTCACTTCCACCACCTCGCTTCTGTGTTTGTTTCGTTGGTTAATTATTATCTTTAATTGTTCCTACAATGATGCTTAGCGCTTCTAAATAATCACTCTTAGCTTGTTCAAAAGTCTTACCATTTAGTGTAGCTAATCGTTCTATTTTCATATAATGAATCTGCGCTAATGCAAAGCTTTGTTCTTGTTCAGAGCCAGCAATGTTTATTTTGAATTCAGCTTCTTTTCCTTTTACCTCTGTTATTCCAGCTTTTATAATGTCTCTCATATTAACAACTCCTTTTATTAATAAAAAAAGAACCCAAAGGGCTCTTTTTAATAATAGGGATAACGAGCTTCCTCAGCTCTCCTTTCCGCTATATCTTCTCCTATATCATCAAGGTAATCCAAACCAGAATAGGGTTCTAAGTTTGTATTATCCAACTCTTCTTTAAAACCAGGAATATTCAATATAAAATATTGCTCTATATTCTTTAATAATTCATCTATTTGATTATAAATATATTTTAATTCTTTGTCCTCAATAATAAACTGGAAGTGCGCAATATAATTTCTAATATTATAAACGTATTTACACTGTTCTACTAATGCATCTGTAGGTTTTTTATTTATTTCCAAATTTTCCTGTGCTCTTTCTAAGGCTTTATGATAATTAATTGTCATTACTGGGCTACTATGCAGATAGTCAAAATCTTTCTTGTTAAACTCTTTGTAGTCTTCAATAGTCTTAAAAATCAAATCTTCTCTCTTGTTTTTTAAAATAAGTACAAATCCTAATTCAATAGCATTTACTAAAAAAATAATAACATCTTTAAAGTAAGTTTCTTCTTCTTCGCTTCTAGACTGCAAAGTTTGATTTATCCTTATAGCTTTTGCTAAAGAATCACAACAGCTTTTTAATAAATTCAAATCCATTTATTCCACCCTTTTATTTTTCACTATACCAAATAAAACCCACCTGCTCAATTATTAACAGGTGGGAAGGATTATAATTTTTAAAACTGGTTAACGCACCAGTCAGCGCCACATGCGTGTTTTACATCCAGTGTGGATAGGATATGAGATTGAACAGAAGTGTCGTCATCTGTTGAGACTAATGGCCAGATACAAAGCCTCTGCCAGGCAACATAGCAATCTCCTGCTATATCATCATAAGATTATAAATGAGAAGTGGAGCGCAGACTCAATATATGATTTATTTTTGTAATCATCTTCACTTCTCATATATAGGTGGCAGGTGTGCGGCAAAAATTACTAAATTGCCATGCAGAACAAACTTCCGTCGATTTGTTGTTGTATTTTTTCTTCTCCTCGAGATAAGTATGAACGCACAGAACGAATGCTTATCTCTAGTTCATCGCTAATTTGAGATAAAGATAAATTTTTTTCATATTTTAACAAAAATACTTTTTTCTCTTGTGCTGACATCGTACTCATAGCATCTTCCATCCGAATTTTGTCCCATTCTGAAATCTTCGGTTCATTATCTTCAAACTCATACGCGTTACCGTGCTCATATACGAACCACTGACGCATCGTTTCTACATCAGTAACATTTACCTCTCTTTGTAAGCCAGAACGTCGGTGGATTGCTCTCCGTGGCGCTGGTTCATGTCCTAATTCCATCCAGTCTATTGAGAACTGCAAACTGTCTATAATACTATTTAATTTCGACATCGTATTTTTTCCCGGCATTTCTTGAAAAACTCTTTTTTGTCCCATTTCTAACGGAGGTCGTTTTTCAGCATCAATTTTGGTTTGCAGATTAGCTTTTACTTCTTGCATATCTTGTAAAGCTCCTCTGTACTCATTAATTAATTCTTGCATTCTCGTCACTCTCCCCAATGATTAATAAAAAAAAGACGTCACGACAGATTTAACTGTTCATGACGTCCTTCGATTTTTTCGACCAGACTATTTATTTAATTTGATTGTTTGTACATTTTCGGCAGTGGTAGGTTTGCCGTGGCTCCATGTTATGGTAGTTTTTCCGAAGCCGTTTTCTGGTGGTTTTGTGATTAACTTTTCTTCGCCGTTTATACGAGTATAAACACCATCTTCTTTTTCCATAAAGTCGCCCCCTTGTAATTATTTAAAACATATTACTCCAAGCCCAAAATATCCCTTTAACTGCTAAGCCTAGTACAAAAATCAGTACTAGAACCCATAAGGCGTAAATAGTGAAAGCTCCTATAAATTTCGCTACTTTATCAATCATTCCAAATCTCCTTATTTTTTTGATATTCGTTCATGTCAAAAATTTGATAGTATTCTTTTTTATTTCTTTGTGTGTAATTGAAAACTACTGCCTTCGAAACTTTGAAATGTTCTGCGATTGCGTAACACGTTAGTCCTGCATTACGTAAATCAGCGAATTCACGAATTGTAATTTCCGCCCATTTTTTCTTTTTCACGATGCGATCGAACGTTTTGGTCCAGTAAGTTTTTTGCTTTTCTATTGTATTCTCGTTCATTAGTTGATTGAGTTCTTTTTGCAACTTTATTAATTCGTCTAGTTCTACATCGTTATTTGCTATATAACTAATAATTTCCCGCTGCCTCGCTTTACTCTTCGTTATCTCCATTACTGTCATTTGTCACACCTCCACAAATTGCCCGCCTTTTAATTTCACACACTTAATTGATTGCATATAACGCATTTCAAATAGTTTTCGTTTGAGTATAAACTCATTTGTCAACATGCCTTTGACATCGATTAATTCCTCGTGACCATCTTTGTATCGAACGAGAAAGTCAGCTCTATATTTAATCGCATGATACTTTTTCCCATTCTTTACAAATGAGTCCTGCAAAATAAACTCTGGCTGTAAGTCGAAGCTCACTACTTCCCCGCTCATTTTTAATAGTTTCAATTGCTGATAATAAGCTGCTTCTGCTTTGCTATCGAACTTTATATTGTCAATAACAACTTTCTTCGCATTGTATTTACTTCGCGTACTCGGTTGTCTCGTTAATGACGTACGCGGTATACTTCGCCTCAATTTCTTCGTCCCCCATACTTTCGATTTCGCTAATTTGGTAGTTTGTGACTTCTGCAATCGCATTAGCCATGAATCTGATGCTCATTGATCTATTTCTCAACTTTTTTATTGCAGTTTCTGCTGTCATTTTTTATTCACCCTTTCCCTCAAAATGGCAAATCATCTTCATTGATATCAATCGGCTTACCTTCACTTGCAAATGAATCGCTCTTCTGACTCGTATCCGCTCGATATGAGCTTGTTTGATTGTCATTTGAATAATTAGCCTTACCTTGATAATTATTCGATGTAGCGCCTTCTGCGTTGTTATTTTTAGAGTCTAAAAACTGAACTGATTCAGCAACTACTTCCGTAACGAAAACGCGTTTGCCGTCGTTATCATCATAATTACGAGTTTGAACACGTCCATCAACGCCCGCCATACTTCCTTTCTTCAAGAAATTAGCAACGTTTTCGGCTGGTTTACGCCAAACAACACATTGAATAAAATCGGCTTCTCGTTCTCCATTCTGATTAGTGAAAGCGCGATTTACAGCTAACGTAAAAGTCGCGACTGCTACGCCTGCTGGAGTGTAACGTAATTCAGGATCTTTCGTTAATCGTCCTACAAGTACTACACGATTCATCATTTTAGTTCCTCCTCTAATTCGTCTATTATTTCATCTGACGCAATTGCTAGTCCTTCGAATTTTATTATTAAGAGTTCCCTTAGACTGTTTATAGTTTGCATATATTCCATTTTAGTATCTAGGTTGGGTGCTTGTTCTAACGCCCTATCAAATGCGTCTATCCTATTTTGAATCTCCCTAGTTTCTTTCTCGTACATTCTTTTGCGTTCACGTGCATTCTCCATTTATTGTTCCTCCTCTGCTTTTTTATGAATAGATACCATTTCCGACATCTTCTATTTGCTCAATGTAATTAAGAACTGTTGCTTTTGATAAATTGCCTTTGTGGTCGTTTATTAAATTCTGCAACTCTTTAGCAAATTCTTTTTTAGCGCTAGATGCCGCTCTTCTCTCGCTTGCCTCCTTCTGCACATAATAGCCGTATTGCATAGATACTAAGGTTTCTAGCGGTTTTACATAGTCGTCAACTATAAACGCAAAGAAATCATCTTCGTTTTCACGTTTTTCGTCGAGATTGTAAATATAATAAAATAGGTTAACTTCTAAGTTGTTCTTATTCTCTTCGAACCAATTTGCCACAGCCTCAGAAACTATCGGCGCTTTAATCACAGTAAATCCTTTATGATCTTTGACGCCTTCCACATATTCTTGTGTTATATTTTTCATTTTTCTTCCTCCGTTGATGGAATTGTAATTTCTAATTTACTAGCAATATCAACTAGCAATTCTCTGATAGCATTTAATTCACTTGCTAATTCTTCAAAGCTGTTTATCTCAGACGTTTTAATTTGATAGTCAACAAATGCCTGTAAAGCTTTATCTATAGTTGGATAGTAACCAACATCTTTGAAAATTTCTGTTCCGTTTTTGTCTACGCCATTTTGCTTGGATAAGATGTATTGAAACTGGCTATTTCTTATTACGTAATCGTCATTGATTTTTAATTTCACTCGTAATTCTCCTCCTTCAACACATTCGCCATTTGTTCGATTTCTTCCTGCGTGTTACCTATAACTATATTTCTAAAACCAACTCTGAACCCTTTTACAAAATGTTTCCCTAATTCTTCTGCCGCTTTTCTGTCAAGTTTCATTTCCTCTTCCCCCTATACAATCCCTAAGACGACAAATCCGTCTTTTTGTTCATAATCCGTCATGTAAACTACTTCAACAACGGTGTAAAGACCTGTATCCATGTCATCCCATTCGCGTAGAATCAAAGTATCTCCTACCTGAAAATCACGGTCATTTTTTCGAATTTCGAACGTTTTACGTCCTTCCGTAACAGCTTCAAAATATTCTGGTGCTATTTTTAATTCGTGTGTTTTAGTCATCTAAACGCTTCCTTTCTACTCGTATATCGGTCGTTTATTTATTTCATAATAATCGGTATAAATTCGCTTCGGCGTGTCGTCTATATCGTCATACATAGCTCTTTCCGCTGCTGCCCGTGTTTTGAATATGCCTAGTGACTTCTCTATGCTAAAAAAAGTATAAATTAGCTCATAGACATATTCTTTGTTTTTCCGGCTTTGTTTAGTCATTATCCCAAACTCCTTCCGCACATTATTTTTCATCCCCCAACGATCTGCCGCACCAAGGACAATATTCGACTGGGATATACAATTTTTTGTGTTTTTTGTCTCCAAGCTCATCTAAAAAACATTCTTCAATATTCACAGCTAATTCATAATCACTGTCAAGTACCGCCACATCTTCATAGCTACCTAAATACACAGGGCTACGAGTAGCAACGTTTTCACAACAAAATTCACACATTATTCCGACACCTCTTTCAAAATAAAATCAATCACTCTGTAATATCTCTTTTTAAGTTTTTCGTTATGTCTGTGCGCTATTTCAACAGCTGCTCTAAGCTCATATACCGTTCCTTGAAAGCAGCCTGTCGTCCAGATGCCTAATTCTTTGATATATGTTATTTGATTGTTTCTTCTAGTTGTATCTACTTGCACAACAACTGCTGTTAATCCTTGTATACTTTGCCAGTTTATCCAATTTAAATCAGCATTACTTAAATTTGCCCCAATTAAATTTGCCCCTCGTAAATTTGTACAGTGTAAAGTTGCATTACTTAAATCCGCCCCTGTTAAACAAGCTTCCTCAAAATTTACACCTCTTAAATAAGTAGATTGCATATTTACATTACTCAAATTTGCCCCTGTTAAATTAGTATTTTTTAAATAGGCTCTTTCCAAGTTACTTCCGCTTAAATCTATCCCGTTCAAGTCAATATTACTTAAATTCGCTCTCTCGCCACCTTCGTTGAGCAGCCATTTCCCATGATTCTCTAATATGATGTCTAACTCTTCTTGTTTCATTCCGTTCCCTCCTACATCTATATCTCAGTAACATTCCCAGTAACCAGATATGCAGCTTTTTTGGCTGTCTCGAACTCTTCAAACTCAATATAATTCTTATTTTTACTATCAAAAGACCAGTTTAGTGAATTTCCTGGATTCATTGTAATACTACGTAATCGATAACCGTTTTCGTTTTCTACTACCCAAACTGGCTCTTTCTCGACTTCGTAGCCGTTTCGCATTTTGTTGAGCGTTTCAATAGATTTACTGTCGTTATCATTCATGAAATTAAAAAATCCATCTTCTTCGTGATATTCCCAATTCCTAATGTATTTCCAGATACTGTAATCTAACTTGTCTTTATTATCTTCATACCAATCAGCCACACATTGCGGAACTACTAAGCGTTCTTGCTCTTCAATTTTCACTATAAACTTATTTGAAAATAACAAATCTACCGGAGAATCGCTTTGCTTAATAGACACCTCTTGTGTTTCAGGATAAACTCCATTTATTTCTCCTACACTTTTCTTATTTCTGTAAATGAATTCTACTTTATCCCCTGCTTTAAATTCCATTTTGTTCCTCCTTTAGCATTTTCGCTATATTCTCAATTACATTCTCTGTAACGCTATTTCCTGATTGTTTATATAATTGACTATTGCTATTTACTTCTGCTGCTCGATCAAATGCCCAATCCGGAAATCCTTGCAGTCTCCAACACTCGCGAGGTGTTAGTTTTCGAATTCTAATACCATCTGTCACGCCCGCGTCATTGCTACTGCTTTTTAATGTTCTGCTAAGATTTGGTAAAACGCCCCTAAAAAAACGGGATGAATCATTTAAATATAGCCCCCCAATCTGAAGTAAATTGTTTTCTTGCCAACTACTTGATGATAATGTAGGTGCTATGTCGTGTTTTCCTCCCTTGTTATAGCCACGTGCTTTTTGAATAATAGCAACTTTTTGACCTTCGCCTTTGTTGGTTGTTAATGTAGGTGCTAACCCTTCGCTTGAATAAACTTCACCATTCATCCCTCTTTTGCTAGGATTCACATTTCCGACTATTGCTATTTTTGGCTCTCTTCCTCCGCCTTGCATCGTCGTCAATGTTGGCGCCAAACCTTTTTCACTATAAATACGGTTACTTTGCTCTCGTCCTGTTCCTTCCAGTTCACCTAACACAATAATTCCGTGTCGATCTCGATCTGTTAAAGTGACCGTTGGCATCACTTGTTCATTTTTCCTTGCCGTTTCAATATATGTGCCTTCTCGTTGACTGTATGGGTATCGGGTAGTAAGTGTGTTTGCAATGACTCCGCATTCATCAACCGTTCTAGGTGCTTCTGTGAGAGGAAATATTTCTCGTCCACCTGCTCCTCTAAGATGTCCGATAATGAACACGCGTTCTCTGTTTTGTGGGACTCCGAAATCTTTGCTGTTAAGAATCTGCCATTCCGCATCGTACCCCAGTTCATGAAGCGTGGTAAGGATTGTAGCGAACGTTTCTCCTTTGTTGTGCGATAGTAACCCTTTAACGTTTTCAAGGAATAAATAGCGTGGTTGGATTTGTTTAGCTGCTCTAGCAATTTCAAAGAACAAAGTTCCTCGAGTTTCTTCGAAGCCCAGTCGCTTTCCTGCGATTGAGAATGATTGACAAGGAAATCCTCCGCAAATAATGTCAACTGTTCCGCGCAACGTTCTCCACTCATCGTCCGTAACTTTTGTGATGTCTTCACGTGTCCACTCTCCTTCCGTGTCATGAATTGCCTCGTAACTTCTCCGTGCGAATTTATCAATTTCTACATAACCTACACACTTATGACCGGCACGTTCCATGCCAAGACGAAATCCGCCAATACCTGCAAACAGATCTAAAAATTTCACGCCTGCACCTCCTTCATAACTCATAAATTCTTAATCTCTTCTAGCTTTTCAATCAGTTGTTCGGGTGTTAACTGAAAAAATAGGTCTTTTATAGAACTTTTTCCGTCAGCAAACTTTACAAGTACGATAGATACAAAGTTAGAATTGAGTTCTTCTAACACCCTTGCTTGATAGCCATTTTTAAAAGTATAAGCGGTTAGCTTTATACCGTTGTCACCTAATCGTATTCTTTCTGTGATGTATTCTTTATACTCATTTGCGATTGTTTTCATTTGTGAGCCTCCAATTCGTCGCCTCTTCCAAGTTTTCGCATTATCTCTTCATAAGCTTTTTTCTTCTCTTCTCGCTCTTCTTCCGTCAACTCTGGTTGTTTATGCGCTTCTTGCTGATTCTTATCAAACCAATCTGGCAAGATTTCTGGTTTCGTTTGTTTGTTGTATTTGTTGAAAGCAGGCTTGTTATATTTTTGCTCTAGCTCTATCTGTCGTTGTTTTTCCGCTGCATCAACATCAGCTATTGTTTTAAATCCTCTGCTTTCCCAATTTTTAAGAATTTTATTAACGTAAGCGTAATTTCGTTTGTTAGCTCCTTGTTCAGAAGTAACTTCTAAAGCCTTCATGACAATTTCTCGATTACCTGCAAAATCATCTACCCAAGCAAGCAGTTTTTCTAGTTCAACTGGAAGCATCATTCCGAATCCATTTTGTTCCCAAAAATCCTTGAAATTTAAATCGCTGTTGTTGTTTTTATTACATTCTTTAGTTCTTACATTCTTGTTAGTTGTTAGCTGTTTGTTAGCTGTTTGTGAGTCGTTTGTTAGCTGTTTGTTAGCAAGTGTGTTAGATTTATTTTCCGAGTCTTGATAAACGCCCCAGTTCACTATGTTTATAAGGGTGTTTACCTTTGTTGATTCCTTTGTTAGAAATCCGTAATTTTCAAATCTTTTTAGAGCTGTCCTGACATTTTGCGAAGAGATACCTTTGCCGCATTCCTCCGTAATTGACTTAATACTTGTGACGAATTCACCTGGTTTTGCTTTGAAAGGTTTCCCCATCCACTCCCACTCGTTTTCCTTGTGATTTGCCATCATTAACAAAGTCACAAGGATGGTTTTTTGCTCGGGTGTAGAGCTTCTCCATATAGGCTTTTCTTTCAAATCTCTATGCAATTTAACCCACCCATGTGACATGCTTCTTTTCTCCTTTCAAATTAGATCATTGACCCTTGAACTACCGAGCCAGCTTCTAACGTGTCAGACGGCGTTATAGGCGCCTCTATAATGTCCGGTATTGATTCATCGTCTGTAACGTCTTTTCGTTCTCTAGGCTCTGCTTCGTCCTCTGTAACCGCTGTTTGCATATCAATGGATAAAATCCCCCACTTGCTTAACATGTTTCTAAGAACAGTTTTTTTAGCCATTGCATCGTAGTCTTTTTTCCATCCAAAGTCTGATTTACTAAATTTCTTTTTATGTGCTTCAATTTCTTTGCGAGTCCAATAGACCGTTTTTTCAAAGCCATTTATCAACTGAAAATAACCACAGTAACCAACGACTTTTTCACTTGTATTGTTGTCTAAATCTAGTTCGATTTCTTCAGTAAGTCGATTCCATTTTAGTAACTCGCCTTCTCGCACTTCGATAACATTAATACTTTTATATTGTCCTGTGCGTAGTGCTAACTGGATGTATCCTTTATAACCAAGCTGAAACTGTGCTCTGCCTTTGTAAGGAACAATCCACGCATAACCTAAATTTTTGTCAATCGGTAAATCTAGTGTTGCCGCTACCATGGCAGAAGTAACAACCGTCATTGGGTCTGTTTTTTGTAAATAGTCGTCGCCATTGTAAAGGTTTAAAAGGGAAGTTAAAAATTGAGGTGCTTTTTTATCTAGTACACTTTCGAATTTCTTGCGCATTGTAGGTGCTTCTAGCAATCCTTTTAAACCTAATGATTGCGCACTTGCTACTTGTCCCCCATTTTGTTTGTTTGCTAATTGATTTTTTAATTCATCGTTAGTTGCCATAATTATTTATTCTCCTTCACCACAAATTTTCTATAACTAGTTTCTTTCTGGAATTTTTTGTAAATATCTGGATGTTCTTCTTTTAAACGTTTATCATCTACTCTTGAAGTCGTAACAGGATTCCAAGTAATCTTAAAATCATCTGTGATGCCCGTTTCAGCTTCTTTTAAATCATTCTTGATATTATTATCAATTTCTTTCTTTCGTGTCTCTAAAAGCTTTATATCGCGTTCTAAATTTGCTCTTTCAGCCAAAAATTCGTTATATTTTTTTGATAAAATAACTTGTTTAGCTTCTGACTTAGCAAAACGATCTTTTAAATATTTTTCTGCGGCGCTTGAACCATCCAACGCAGGTGCCACATGTCCTTTTACGTTCGTTTCCCAAAAATCTAACTCAAAAGCAATTATTTGATTGATTAATTCGTCATCGCGTTCAATTTCTTTCCAAATGAATTTATTTCCTCCAATTAGAACAGCTACATAGGCTTTGCTTTTACCCGTTACAGCTAAATAGTGTTGTATTTGCACTAAGTAAGTCGCTGGTACTTCGTCAGCTTCCCATTCTTTTGCTAGATATGCTGATGCTGTTTTACATTCCAAAATAGCGTCTTCACCAACCACAAACCTATCAACGTTCGCCAACATAAAATCATGCTCTGGATGTTGATACATCATGTTGCTACGTCTTACTTTCTTGCCAGTTCGCTTTTCGAATTCTTTTGCGACAACTTCTTCCATTTGATTGCCCCAGTATGCGGCTTCTCCCGCTGATTCATCTGGCAAAACTTGGTCTGTCTTATCTAGCCACAGCTCAAATGCTGTTTTGTACTGATTTAACCCCATGATGATTCCCGCATCGCTTCCACCGATACCTAGGCGCCGAGTCAGCAACCATTGTGCCCTATCCATGTCTTTTACGCTCGCTAAGATGTTCATTGTCTTTTCTTTTGCAATAGCCATATATGTTACCTCCATTGATTTTTTAATGGACCTGAGGTATAATTTTGTTAAGGTAATATCTCAAATCCTTAAAGCGCGCACTGCTATGCATGCTTTTTTAATGTCTAAAATCATCGTTCCAAAGATCATCAACCACAAGTGGATTCTCAACCATGTTTATCACTTCCTCTCAGCCAGTAGCCTGCGATTACAGACATAAACGACACGAAAATCATTACTGCGAACACATCCATTATCTTGTGACCTCCTCATATCCCTTAAGTTTCAGCTCTTCGATATAGTCCGTCATTTTCTCGCAACCAGTTTCAATTAAAGCTATTCTCTGTCTGAAAGCTGGATTAGCTATCATTTTCGTTCTGTCATCTATGAAAATCTCACTATTACCGAAAATCGTCTTTTTACGAAAAATTCTCTCTGCCATTGTGTAGCCCTCCTTTATTTTTCTCCACCTTGCGCTACCCACGCTTCAAGTTCTCTTTTACTAAAAATCCATGTCTTGCCGTTTATTTTTTTGCCGGGTAATCCCGCATTTCTAGCCCAAGATTGAATAGTCCTCTTTTTCATACCTAACATTTCCGCCGCTTCCTCAGCTGTTAAAATATCCTTTTCCATCGTTTCCATTGTTTCTCACTCCTTCACCAAACCGGATTTTAAATAATATTTATCTCGACTTTCTAAAATTTGTTGTAAATTAATGTTGAATGCCTTCGCTATACTTGTGTTAAGCGTTAATGCTGTTGCGATTACATCTGTTATTTCTGAAATAGCTTGTTTTGCGGCTTCTCGTTGTAGCATGTCACCTTTTCTCAAGCTATATGTCATCGTTTCTAAGCCGTTTTTTAGCGTGTTTATTGCTTCTTCAACTTCTAGTTCAAAGCGGTTAGTTAACGAAGCGTGGTGATTGTCTAAGCCGTCGAAAAGTGGAGGTATCATTCCGTTTGAAAATTCATGTGCGAATAAATAGGTGCTTTCTGGTTCGTTGTAGCTATCAATTAAATGTTCTGCTTGTTCAAGTGAAACTGTTCGCTTTCCTTTTATCTGATTGCTTATTAGCGCTGGCGTTACATAACTATCAATCGCTAGCTCTTTTTGCGTGCGAGTTTCTGCTAAAACTTGCATCGCGATTGGTGCTGATGTTGATTTTTGAAACATAATATCTCAATCCTTTTTGTTTATTTTTCAGCGACTAATTAACAACTTATCGTTATATACTATTGTTAGTCGCTCCCCGTGACTATTAGTTGTTTGCATGAGCGTCGTTGTGGTAGGCGGCGCTTAAATTATGACTTGATTGTTCTAAGAACTTATTTACAAAGTAAAGTTGTCCTTTGCCTGTAACTTTTGCTGTAATTGCTGTTTGCGCTCCACTTGACCTTACAATCGCTGTTTCTTTAATCTTAAACAGTCCCAGTTCCATACTTTTTTGCGTAGGGCGATTGTAATCCGTGCCTTTTCTCGAAATGAGATATCCTCTTTGGCGCATCCATTCAAATAGTCTTTTCTCCCCAATATCGATGCCGTTTTGTTGGATTAGCTTAGCTAAATCTCTTATTAAAATGGTTCCTCTTGCATCGCTTACAGCTTCAGCAAACATCACTTTCGGCTTTTGTATTTCTAATCTTTGTTCCGCTTCTATCCGCTTCGTTTTTTCTTCTTTTAAATTTGTTGCTAGTTTGATTAGAAAATCAGGGTCAGTGATTGCTTTTTCTATTGTGTCATTTGTCATGTAAGCACCATGCTTACGAACAGATGGCAATACTTCCGAAGTAACCCAGTCTTGAAATCTTTCAGCAGATTCTAGTTTTGATTTAAAAATCAACTGATATAGACCCGCTTCATTTATAGCGGTTAAATTCTGGCTTCCTCCAAGGGAGTCGTGTTTCACGACCCCCTTGTTTTTAAGGAAAACATGGCGTTTTAATGCATCGCGGCTATTTGAATATCCCAATACTTTTGCCACGTCTTTGCCGATAAAATGAGGCTCGTTTTCAATAAATACTGTTCTTACTTCATTTCCTTCAAAGTTGAAGATTTGTAAATTTGACATTTTGTTCTCCTTTATGTTCGCCCTTTCACAATGTTATAGTTTTATAAGGGGAGGTGATACATATGACGTTAAAAATAATGACTAAATCTGGTAGAACAATTGATATAGCGGAATTCGTGGAAATATCATATTATTTAAATGAAAGACGCTCTATTTCAAAAGAGAATTTTTCTCAGTTGCACCTAAGTGATTCTACTACTTTCAATTTTATTGGCACTAATTGCGCTTCATTAAAAGGAGCGGAGATCGAATCCATTATTTTAATTGGTTAGTTTCTCAATGCTAAAGCTCTTTACTTCATTGAGCTTTAGCATTACTTTTTCTTTACATAAGTCCACTTAAAGCATGTTCACCTCTTCCTACACTCGTCCTATTCAATATGAATAGATTTGGTTTAAAATTTTTTCTGGCTCAACATTAAATTCTTTTGCAATAATCATTAATTGATCTGCTTTCAAAGCTGTTTTCCCTTCTTCTATCTTCTGATAACTGCTAACACTTTTATATCCAAGTAATTTTGCCATGTGCACCATCGTAACGCCTTTTTGTTTCCGTAAATTTTTCAAATTTGACATTACCATCACCTCTCTATTCAATTTGAATAACTTTATATTTATATAATACTTATTCAAAATGAATAAGTCAAGATATTTTTATTCTTTTTGGGTATATTTTTATCAAAACGGCGTAATATCTACTCGTTTATGCTATTATTTTATTCGTAAGGAGTAAATTGGGGGAATTATTATGAAAACTTTATCAAAAAAGTTAGAGTACCTTAGAAATAGTAAAGGATGGTCTAAGGTAGAAGTAGCTAAAAGATTAGGCATGAAAGCGTCATCCACCTACTCTAATTGGGAGTATGGTAACAGAGAACCTGATATTGATACATTAAAACGTATAGCGGACTTATATGGAGTAAGTGTAGATTACTTGATAGGTAGAGATAAAAATAACCTCGCTGACACAATCGCAGCTCATATAGATCCCAACGCAACAGAAGAGGAATTGGAAGAAATACTCGCTTATATAGAAGAAAAACAAAAAGAGTACAGAAACGAGAAAGAAGTAAACATTACAGAGAAAGCCGCTGAAAAGGATAAAGAGGTGAATAAATTCGTGGAGGAAAACCCTGATTTTAAAGCGGTAGCTGCTAGAGTGATGGACGATGAAGAAGCTGTTAAAGCAGTCAAGACATTTATAGAATATTACGAACAACAAAAAAACAAGTAATATGTAATTTATTTACTCTCAATCTACTTGACATGTAACTTAATTGCTTGTTATTAAAGTTAATTATTAACATTGTGTGAAAACGTGATATATTTCACGAAAATTATGTATAATATAAGTGCAACGTTGCAATAAAAAACAACGGGGTATAAATACATGAAAAAATTAGATGAACTGAATATGCAACATGATATAGTGATACTAGAACACGAATTTACTTCTTGTTCATTCACTTTTAGAAAAGAAATTTTCATAGTTATTGATAGTAGATTAAGTCAAAGCGATAAATTGGAAGACGTCGCAAGACTTTTGAATAAAATATAACTATGTAACCAGTTTGCGGCCGCAGATTGGTACATATAAAAAGGGAGATGGAAAAATGTATTGTCCGAATTGCGGTCATGCATTAGATAACAGGGAAACTGAATGTCCTGGCTGTTTAGCTCCAATAACTTATCAAACAAGCAACAACGAAAAAGCGCAAAAAGTCGGCGCTTTTATGGAAGAATCTGGTAAATTAATGTCAGGATGTGGTTGTTTAATGACATTATTAATAACTGTTCCTGTCATAGTAATTTTAATAATTATGTTTTTATAAAAGGGAGATGCGGGATGAGCAAGTATAGACGCTTGTTAAAAAAATGGTGGTTTTGGTTAATTTTTTTAGTAGTTATCATTGGCGTTGTTTCTTTATTTTGGTATACTCAATCATATAATTCTGAATGGGGAAAAGGGTTATCAAAGGAAGACAAAGAGGTATTGGAAAAGGCAAATAAATCAACAAACGAATATAATAAATTTGCAAAAGAAGCTAAATCGGGCATCAAATCGTTTAATAATGATGCAACAATTAATCCACAAATAGTAATTAAACCTTTTACTAAAATGGGAGACAAGATTATCGAAAACTCAGATGAATTTATTAAACATTACGATGAGTATTCTGTCTCTATCCAAAATATCTTAAAAGATGATTATAATAATATACAAAAACTTAGAGATGACGTTGTTGCACAACAAGAAGAAATTATAAGTATTTACTCAAATGCTCATAATTATAACAGAGAATTATCCGCAGTTGAATCTAAAATAGTAGAAAATATATATCAAGAAATGAATAAAGAACAAAAAGAAAGCCTAGGATTAAAAAATCATGAATTTAAAAAAAATGCTGAGTTAAGTGATAAAGCAAGAAAATTAATATTTAGTGGTAATTAAAAGAGAGCCTCTGGGCTTTTCTTTTTACCGAAAAAAGAACGTATGTGCGAAAGGAGGACTTATTTATGGTAAAAAAAGTAAAAGGTAGGCGTTATGAGGGTTCTATTGAACAACGTAGCAAAAATTCATGGCGTATGCGCGTGACTGTAGGCTATGACTACAAAGGTACGCCGATTCGGGCTGACAGAACGACGCGAACAAAAAATGAGAGGGAGCGAGAAAGAGAGTTAAGAAATTTCATCACAGAATTAGAGCAAAATGGATATACAGCTCCTGCAAGAATGACATTTAAAGCATTTGTTGAGAATGAGTATATGCCAAAACATGCACAAAATAACCTAGAAGTTAAAACATGGACAGAATACTACAAATCTATAGTAGCAAGAGCTTACCCAGCCTTTGGCGGCGTTCAAATGGATAAAATAACTACACTTCATATAGTTAACTTAGTCGCAAAATTACAAAAGCCCGGCGCAAGATTAAATGTTAAACCTACAGATTCAGACGAAAAGAAAAATAAGCCACTTTCGCCACGATCTATCAGAAATATTTATTTTGCGATAAATTCAGTATTTGAAACTGCGGTTGAGTGGAAAGTAATCCCAATTAACCCCGCAGAGGGTGTAAGGCTTCCAAAAACAACTAAAAGACCGCCTACTATTTATACTCCGGCTGAAATTGAATTGTTAAATGCAGCTCTCGTGAAAGAGCCACTTAGATTGCAAGTAATGATTTATATAGCGCTGATTTCAGGTTGTAGAGAAGCTGAATTAGCAGCATTAGAAGTAAAACACGTGAACTTAATAGAAGATGAGCTAACATTCGAACAAACGCTAGTTGCAAAAGCAGGAGAAGGTTTACTTCTTAAAGAATCAACTAAGAATGATGTAGCTGGGATAGTTTCTATACCCGCTTGGTTAACTAATTTAATAGAAACATATATAAGCAATGAAGTTTTAGACCTAAAAACTGAAGGGAAATGGACCAATCACAAATTTTTATTCGCCAACATGGAAGGCAAACCGATTAGGCCTGATTCGATTTATCAGCGTTGGAAACGATTTTTAGAAAGACACAACTTGCCGGTGATTCGTTTTCATGATTTGCGTCACACATCTGCTACACTTTTATTGAACAAAGGTAGAGATATAAAAATTATCCAAGAGCGGCTTAGACATAAATCTAGTGTGACCACTTCAAACATTTATGCACATGTTTTGAAAGATACGCACAAAGATGCAGCTAGCGATTTTGAGAACCCTTTTTAAGCTTTCTGCCCCACCTCTGCCCCACTTAATAAAAAAAGGCAATTTTAAACTAAAATTTCACAAACAAAAAACCGCTTAAACGCTTTGTTTAGGCGGTTTTTATATATGGGTTGTGAGGGTTTCGAACCCCCGACCCGCTGATTAAGAGTCAGCTGCTCTACCAACTGAGCTAACAACCCGTTGTCGTATTCCGACAAAAAATATTATACCATAATTCAGCGATAAAACACAGCCGCAGCCACTCGCTGCGGCTATATTTTTCGGTA